CTAGTACTATATCCACTATTGCTGCTCGCAGCTTCGTCTATGTCACTCCCAATTTGTGTCCAATTACTTCCATTCCAGCTATATACACGAACATGTCCAGACGCATTCCCACCTCCATCATTACCATTTGCTCCAACCGCAAGTATAGTGCCATCCGAAGACAAACTAACTGCGAATAATTGGTCACTAGCTGCTTCTCCATCTATATCACCTCCACTCTGTGCCCAAGCAGTTCCGTTCCATGCAAAAACACGAGCATGCCCGCTATTAGAACCGTTTCCATCGTTGTTGAGACCTCCAACCGCAAGTACGTTTCCATCCGAAGATAAAGAAACGCTTTTTCCAAATTGGTCATTCTCGGCTTCTCCGTCAAGGTCGCCACCTTTTTGCGTCCAAGAGCTTACAATAGAAGTCTCTAAATACCCCATTCCAGTCGTTGAATCTTCAAAATACAATACCGCATCTCCACTATAGTTCGTTAAATCCAATGTTACGGATGCGCCTGTCGTGCCTGGTATACCACTTCGTGTTACATATGTGGACTCTATTGTGGCATCTGTTGTATCGGCAACTGTACCAAATGACAATACATACCCATTATTGGACGATTCCGAAACATCAAACGTGTATTGATTCGGAGACACAAACGACAATGCCGGTTGATTATACCATACAGAATCGGTTGTATTGTAAATCGCCCAAACGTTTTGTCCTACCGCGTTTTGTTGTACTTTGGTTTGATAATTGACAGATGGTTGTGTTGCCTCTGGCCAAACAGGAGTCCATGTTGCTGTTCCTGCACCGGTGAATGTAACTAAAGTACCGTTTGTGCCGTTATAAGTTAGTGCCGAGCTTGAACCACTAATATTATTGGTAACGTTAGAAACATGCGATGAACTATAAGTATAGGATATTGGTACCCAAACTTTTACCACACCGTCTGCACCGGTTGCTTCGGGTCCTGCAGCGTCCCATCCGGCTCCTCCTCCAGAACCTGTATTTGCCACACCAGAGGTACCGTCGTATGAAGTACCTCCTGCTGTTGTTGGTGCACCATGACCTCCTAACATCACAAAAACGCCATTTGCATCCGTATACCCACCACCTGTTCCACCTTGGTGGTCAGCAGGTTTCGCGGGGGTTTCAACCCGGTTGGAACCACCGCCTCCTGCAGCATAATATTGTAAATCAACGGGCCATTGCTTTGGTGCACCTCCTTGACCTGCGGCTGAATCCGTTTGCAAGGGTGTAGTACCAGCTGAACCTGCACCACCTCCACCACCACCGCTTCTATATTCAGGGTCATAGTTTGAATTATTTGTGCTTACATTTCCATTTCCACCATTATTACCTTGCCCTGTAGTTCCTTGACCTCCAACTATATAGGTCAATGTTTGGTCACTACGGATAGGTCCACCACCGCCACCAGACCCTCCGTTTTGTGCTGCATGAGTTGTGCTTGTAGGATTAAATCTACTTCCACCGCCACCACCAATTGCGGTACTAGAACCATATACAGAGTTACTTCCATTTGTACCAGAAGATGACGCGTCTGTAGGTTGACCACTACCTCCTGCACCGACTTCTATATTTACACTATACCCAGACGCATTTATTGTGGCAGATGATATAATCATTCCTCCAGCACCTCCACCGCCAGAATATCCATAACTACCTTGTCCACCTCCTCCTACAACTAAAAATTCAATATTCATGTGTTTATATAATAAAATTATAAAAAATCCCTAAACGTTTTTCATAATTGCAAATTGGCTCTTATTTTATCCTTTAGTAATTCAATCTTTGCGACCATTAAATTATCCGTTTTATAAGTTGCACTCATATTGTCCAACCCCGTCATAATTCCTTGCAATTCGTTTTTTATAGTTTCTTTATCGTATATTTGACCTTCTGTATAATTGCATAAAAATAAGGCATCATTCACTACATTGGTAATAAACGTAATTGTATGGTCGCGATTATCGGCTGTATACCATCGTCTCAATGGTTGCGCTAAACGATTGTCTATACCAATAATTCCATTAATGACAATCATTTTGTCGTTTTGTTTGATTTTCGCAATCATTTTCAAATTTAAAATAATATCTTCGGTATTTATTTCATCGTCAATCATCATAGTAAATATATAAGCGTCGTTTTTATATTTATTCAAATACTGATATTATTGTATGTATTTATTTTATACATACCATGAGTAATTCCGTTATTGAACCTTTTCGGCCAATGGATGTGTTGAAAGAAAAACCCATACCAGAACCGTTTTATGAGGAAAAAAATCAGAAAACACCAGAAGAAGGACTATTACTCAATAAATTATTAATTTCGTCTTTAGACTCTCATCAATTTTTAGACCGACAAATCATTTTAAATCGGTTAAAAACAAATGGGTTCCTTGTACGGCCATGCCAAGAAGAAGAAACCCCTCCTTCTTTACAAGACGCCATTCCTGAACCCGCGGAGGTTCATGTAGAAGAAGATGATGATGATGGAGTGATTGTGGGACGCGAACACGACAAGGGCCATAAAATAAACAATAAAATTGTATTGGAAGAAGAAACCGACAAATCATTGACTATAGAAAGTGACGCAGCGGAAGACCCAACCATTAAAACAAAACAAGTCTCATTGCCAAAAGAACAACACTACAATGTAGAAAAAGTCAAACAAGAATTATTATACGACGACAAAACGGTGTTTATTGTTTGCAATGAAAAGAAAACCCAAAAACCACCTGGAAAAGAGCCTAGTGAATCTATCGCAAAAGACCGTGTGGCCGAATTTGACGCTTTAGCCAAAATCCCCGATTGGAGACAAAAATTGTGCAATAATTATGAGGTTTCATTTATGTTAGACGAAGTCCAATGGAAAAACGTAGACCACTATTTGATTGCGTCCAAATATCGGAAATCCGATTTGGCTAAAGTATTTGTTCATTATGACAAAGCCCTAGAAATACAAAAAACGAAGAAATACGACGGCAAAAAAGTCGCCATTGACGAAGACTACAAAGAACGAGAAAAACGCGAAATTTTTCACGCATTGTACGCCAAGTTTACACAAAACCCCGAATACGCACGCATTTTAGGAGCTACCCAAGACGCCTATTTAATGTATCGCGTCAATAGCAAAACGAAAGAAGAATTCACTGAATTAATGTGGTTACGACAAACATTGAGAGAATATATTCAACACACATTAAAACCGCTATCCGAAGAGGCGTTGCCTCTCCGCGAACGTGCGAAAGTGGCTGCAACATCAGTGACGGATTTAAAAGACGTTTCTATAGGAAAATACGCGGTGCAAATGCCGAAATACGACCCTGATGTATTGCGCGTATCGTCTCACTATATGAACAATCGCAACGAATTCTTAAAGAATTTAAATGATATGTTTGGCAAATTGAAACATAGTACCCCGTCTAGTGGGTTTGATTTAATGGAACATCAACGTATGGTATTGAACTATATCCATCATGACCGACCCTATCATGGAGTATTGGTATATCATAATCTAGGTACCGGAAAGTCGTGTACATCTATTGCCGTCGCAGAAGGTATGAAACATGAGAAACAAGTGGTGGTCATGTTGCCGGCTTCATTGAGACCTAACTATATGTCGGAATTGCAAAAATGTGGCGATGTATTGTACAAACAAAACCAGCATTGGGAATTTGTCTCAGTGGAAGGAAAACCCGACTTGATTCCAGTATTGGCGAAAGCGTTATCTATGACCACCGACGAAATACGGAAGAAAAAAGGGGCCTATATGGTCAATATTCATGAACCCCCTAATTTCAAAAACTTGTCGCCATCTGACCAACAAGCGATACAAACGCAAATTCACCATATGATAACTCAGAAATACAAATTGATAAGTTATAACGCCAATAATCTAAATACGAGAATCAACGAATTGGGCAAAGGAAAGAAAAATCCGTTTGACCATAGTGTAGTGGTATTGGACGAAGCCCATAATTTTATTAGTCGTATTGTTGGTAATTTGAGACGTAAACAAAAGGCCTCTCAATCGGTTTATATTAAACTATACGAACAAATGATGAAAGCGAAAGATTTCCGTATTGTGATGTTGTCGGGTACACCGATTATAAATCATCCACAAGAATTAGGAGTGATGTTTAACTTATTGAGAGGCGGTATTTTTACATGGAAACTAGAAGTCAAAGGGGCCATACAAAATACGGAACAATTGAAGAAATTGTTGGACAAAAACAAATGTGCCACATATGATTTTATTGACTATAAGCACGGTAAAATTACGTTGACGAAGAATCCATATGGGTTTGTCAATGTCAATGCGAAACCGGTTGCGCAAAACCAGACACGTAGAGTGGACATTAATATGGAGATTAAAAACAAAAACAATAAAACGAGAAAGCAGCAAGGAGGGTATGGCGAATATGGAGTGAAAGTGGACAAAAAAGGTGAACTAGACAACGACGGGTTTTTGAAACAAGTCAAACACATTTTGAAAGACAACAATATTGATGTTGTGAAAGTAAATGAGACAATGGAAAAATGTTTGCCGGACGACCAAGATACATTTACCAAAACATTTTTACAAGAAACGACGAATTATTCCGATTTAAAAGAAAAAGCGTCGGATTTATTGCATATTAATACATTTAGGCGTCGTATTTTAGGTCTCACGTCTTATTACCGTACCACAAATGACGATGTATTGCCGAAAATCATTAAAAATGGGGAAAACATGTATCACGAAATCCGTGTTCCCATGAGTGACTATCAATTTGAATCGTATGCCAAAATACGCAAAACCGAATTGGAAAAAGAGAAAAAACAGAAAACAATGAGAGGAGTGCAAAAGAAAGTCAACAATGGCGAGTTGTTTAATATGACGTCCACTTATCGCGTGTTTTCTCGTTGTTGTTGCAATTTTGCATTTCCAAACCCTCCTGGAAGACCCATCCCGAAAAAGGGCAATATGAAAGAAGACGATGGCGTGGATGAGTCGGCCATTGAAGATGCGAACCCAGTAGAACACGCAGAACATGTGGAAGACCATGACGAAGACAGTGACTATAATAAGAAAATCGCGGAAGCCATGGCGTTTTTGAAAGAAAACAAAAATACATTGTTTAGTCAATCCAAATTGTCTCAATATAGTCCTAAAATGTTGGAAATATTAAAACGGTTAAAAAACCCAAACAATAAAGGATTGCATTTGGTGTATAGTACTTTCCGTACGTTGGAGGGAATTGGTATTTTCCAACAAGTATTGCACGCCCACGGATACCAAGAATTCAAAATCGCGAAAAAAGGCGACAAATGGGAGCTGGATTATACACCAGACGGCCGTTTATGTTACGCACTTTATACGGGAAAAGAAGACCCCGAAATGAAAGAAATCATGCGTAATGTATTTAATGGGGATTGGGACGCGCCCAATGTACCGGAATCCATTGGTATTAAATTGAGAGAAATTGCATCCAATAATTTGTATGGTGAAATAATCCAATTGTTTATGATTACATCGTCTGGCGCCGAAGGGATTAACTTGAAAAATACGCGGTTTGTTCATATTATGGAGCCATATTGGCACAATGTGAGACTAGAACAAGTGATGGGACGTGCTAGACGTATTAAGAGTCACGAAGGGTTGCCCCCTGAATTACGCACGGTACAGACGTTTGTGTATTTGTCGGTAATGACGGAAAAGCAAATGAAAGATGACAATTTCAAAGAAATACAAGTGAATGATTTGAGTAAATTGAGAGAAAACACACCGGTAACGACGGATGAGTTTCTATACGAAATCTCTCAAATGAAACAGAAAATCAACAGTCAGTTTTTGACATTGATGAAAGAAACGGCGATGGATTGCCATGTACATATTCAAGACCATAAGAAGGGGGAGAAATTGGTATGTTATGCGCCAGTGTCTGGACACAATACATTTGCGGATTATCCAGAATTGTCTAAAGTATTAGACGAAGACCAAAATGAACATTTGAGACAAAAAAAATAGGGTTTTGTTTTTTAATTTTTTGTTTTTTAATTTTTATTCTTTTGATTTTTTGCTAAATAATTAATATTCCAAGTATGAATTATTTTTTATTGTATTTTTATGTTTATGGTGTTTATAAATTTTTATTATTTTATAGACCTAAAACGTCACACAATATTATGTATACGTTTCATTTCGTTTTTCACTTCCGCTAGACAATATTGACTACATATATGGAATGTTTCTCCATAAACAGTTTCCTGTATAGTATCAATATTGCAAAAATGGTCACAATAATCGCAAAATATGCCTCGTTCGTCGGCTAAAAAGGGTAACGTACCTTGTTCCATATGGTTTAGCATTTCGTTAAATACACGTTCCATTTGTTTTTTGGATGGTGTAGATGGTTTTGTAAAAGGGATAATGAGTTGAATGTCTTCGGGTAAAAGAGCAAATATAGCGGCCATTATTGTATTTGAATTGTTGTATAGTTTAATAATGTTTATGATGGTTAGTTGACTATTGTAGTATTTAAATTCAACTTTATGAGAGTAATGTATATGAATTGTTGTTATTCTGTTGATTCGGTGGTAGAAGAAGAGGAAGAAGACGATTGTCCTTTTTTGTACGATGAACAATTGTCAATCTTGTATGAAAGCAATAGTAAACGATTGAGTGTGAATGTGGATAGATATTTGTATTTGAAACGTCTCAGTAAAAACGATATTGCGTTGTTGTTTTATTTACACGGGAAAGGATATGATATGTATAGTAAATCCACGGAAGATGTTATCCGAAAAATGAAAAAAGTGAAAAATCAATGATTATGCATTTCTCTCATTCATTAATAATTCAACCTTGCTTTCTAAATCGGCGACTTTAGTTTTTAATGACTCCAATTCTTGTTTGGTACTTGAGTGCTCGGCGTCCAATTCTTTTAGTGCCGAAATGGCGTGCACGAAAATATATTTATAGTTGACAGCATAAGGATATTCCTGGCCTGTGAGTTTATTCCTTCCTTTTTTTTTCTTTACAGCATGTTTAAGATTATCAATTTTTAACACCGATTGTGCGATTAATCCAGTTTCAATTTTATATTGTTTAATTGGATTACCACTATTGTCAATTGGATTACCAGAATTATCAAGTTCAAAATGATGATTTGCATCATACAATCGTCTAGTTTTGAAATATTTCATTGGTACGAGTTTACGAATATCCTCTAATGCATTAGTTACAATTGTTTCATTATGTTTCAACCTATCATCTGACCATTCTACACTATCATCAACATGAAAATTTCCAGACGTAAAAATAATCACATCAAAATCCTCTGCCTGACCGTTTGATTTTTCAGCCACATTAAATATGACTAAATCATCAATATCTCTTCCCATACCAGCTTCCCAAGGATAGTTCTGAAGTTCAGTGTGAAACCCTATTGAACCACCGACCATTTTTTCATTATGTAATCCTGTAAACCTACCTGTTTCTTCGTTAGTGGTACCGAAATCGTCAAAGTTATAATCTCGTGCATTGTTGCCATATATAAATACTCCACCTGTAGTAGTAGTTGGAGCAAACATAGCTGTTGAATTAGCGGTAAACCCACTAATATTTGAAGCGGTTGCTGCATTACCAGTACATGTTCCAGCGGTTGTAGCGGTTGCTGCATTACCAGTACATGTTCCAGCGGTTGTAGCGGTTGCTGCATTACCAGTACATGTTCCAGCGGTTGTAGCGGTGTCAGCATGACCAGCGGTTAATGCTTTACCTGATGTGTTAACTAATTGAGTATCACTACTATTATAAAGACCAGCTGCCTTAAGTTTCATTATATATTAAACAAGAAAAACAAACCTTTAGAATATCCTAATATTCATCATTATATATCAATAAT